GATAATGCAATACCTAATGCTCTACCTTCATCTTCATCTCCTTCTACGTTAGAACCAGAAGCATCTACGTTTACTACAATATTCATACCACCTCCACCAATACCAGCTAAATCATGGTTTGGAATTATGTTTCCTGATTGATTTGGAACGAATAATTCAGGTCCACGTTCTCCTACAATATAAGGATTTCTCATTCCTACAGGACCACCATTTGCTGCATATACAGGAGTATTTTGAATATCATTAAGTGGAGTAGTACTAAAATTAAACATATTGCCGAACAGACCCAAAATACCTTTTTGGAATTGGATTGCGACCATTTGAGCAGCAGCGTCAAGGAAGTAGTCTGCTATTTTGTTCAACATATTTCTAAACGCATCGGCAACAGTCATTGTGCCTTTGATTATTCCCTTGAATGAATCTTCAAATGACTGACCCATTGCTTTAGATAAAATTACAGCCTGAAGAGTTGTATCGTTCAAATCACGCATTTTCTTATTTAAGTCATTCATACGACTTATTGCTGGATCAGCAGCATTTAATCTATTCAATGTTATCTGTTCTTCCAAGTCCTTCTGTAATCTTAAGTTAATTAGAGTTTGTTCTGCTCTTTCGAGTTCCGCTTTACTTCCTTTTTCTCTTACAGCTTCTACTTCAGCTATCTGTTTTGCTATTGCAAAGTCTAATTTATTTAGTTTATTTCGTTGCTCTAAAACTATTAATTCTTCTTCAGAACCTTCAAACCTTGCTTTTTCTATTTCTAACTGTGCTCTAAGGTCTACCTCGTTTTCTTTAAGTATTCTCCTCTGTAACTGAGTTAATTTAAGAGTCGCATCAAAGTTTTTTATATTATCTTTCAGTATTCCTATGTCTGTCTGTCCTGCTGATATTTCTCCACCTAATCTTCTAAATTCAGCTTGTACTGTTCCTAATTCTCCGCTTGCTGCAAGTTCTCTTTGCTTTTCTTTAGTGTCAAACTTTTCTCTCAGTTCATTTCTCTTTCTTAGATTTTCCTGTAAAGAAGTTTCTAGACTTAATACTTTTTCTATAGCTATTTCTCTATTTCGTATAGTGTCATCTATAGTTTGTCCTAAATTTTTATTCTCGTCTTGCTGTCCCCCACCTAGTACAAAATTAAGAACTTTCATAAATCCAGTTAAAGGACCCGATGCTAATATCGCAAGTTCTGTTCCTAACCTAGCGGTAACTTTTCCAAACTCTTTAAATGCCTTGTTCATTTCTTCAAGACTGTTTGCACCACCAGCACCAAACTGCATACCAAATCTAGCTCTTGCAAGTTGTCCTGCTGCTGCTGTAAGTCCTGCTGACTGTAATATTGAAATAGAAGTAGTTATATTTCTGTCAAACTTAGATAAAGATTCAGTTAACTTATCAAGGTTGTTCGCTGGATCGGCCAACGCACCACCTAATTCATTAATACCGTTAACTACGTTAGTTATAGTTTGAACGATAGCTGTACCGACAATACCTCCTGCAAATCCACCCATCTGTCCACCTACAGCAGCACCGATTCCACCGCCTAACGCACCACCGACAGCGGTTACTGGTCCTTGTCCAAATAGTAAAGGAAAACCACCACTTATTAATGCACTCTGTAAAATAGCACCGCCTCCGCCTCTTCCACCTGTAGTAGGAGCATTAGCAGCAGCTATAGCTCTTGACCTTCTTGTACTTATTCTTTCCTGTTCTCGTAATATCGCTAATTTATTATTTTCTTTTCTGATACCATTTGTAAGTTCTCTGTTTAGTCTTTTTACTATTCCGAACTCTCTTCGTCTTTGTGCATCTGTAAGTTTGCCTAATTTATTTCTTAATTTTGAAATATTTACCCCCTTTAACTCCAGCATATTTAGATCGTGTGCAATTTTTAAACGAGTTGTCTGCTGTATAAATTTAGTATCAATATTCATAGCAGCCTGACCAGCACCCTTTGTAGCTTGGTGAGGCCCCATTAAACCAGGGTGTGAAACCACAGTAGGACTAGCTATTCTAGATTTAACAGCTTGTTTATTTAGGGAGACTACTTTTTGCAGTCCTTTTATTTCATCGGCAACTAACTTATTTGAGGCTCGTGCGGTTTCTAATCTTCCTTTAGCTGTGTGTCTGGCTGCATTAGATAACTGTAACTTCTGCTTATCTACATTTAAACCATCTTTTTCTAACTTTCTTAACTGTTCGCCTAACCTTCTGGTTATTTTCATTGTGGCGAATTTTCTGTCATCCAAAGCAAGTTGCTGCTTTTTGAGCATTACTGCTTTAGATTCGATTCTTAATGGAGTATTGAGCTTTCTTCTGAGAACATTTACACGTTTTTCCAGCTTTCCAAGTTCATCTATCGCTGGTTTAGTATTTAGCTTTATATTTACACTGTAATTCGAGGCAGCCACTTACTAAAAATTACTAGATAACACAAGTTTAGCGTACTTTGCGTGTCTGGGCTTGTCTCTTTGCTTTTTCGTATGCCTTCTCTTCTCTTTCTGCCTGTATTGTAAAGTATGCGTTCCAAGCAAACAGTTCTTCAACTGATATTTGATTACGAAGCTCTTTATGGGTATATCCTAGTTTCTCAGCGATAAAAAACTGAAGAAACATAAAATTATCTTTTTCTAATTTAGCTTTTTACGGCATCGGGGCTGCCCTCCTCGCCCATGCTTTGCATCTTAGTCATAAGATCCAGTAAAACAGAAAGAGGTATTTCTCTTCTTAAAACTGGTATGTCTCCTGCTGTAAAGAGTTTTGTGCCTGTTTCATCTTCTGCTTTTGTAACAATAACCTGTAGAGCAAAATCAAGATTACCTTCTTCTTGACCTTTGTTCATAGCTGATAGTGTATTGTTTATTGTGTCTCTGTCAGCTATTGTAAGAGGCGACCAGAATACTTTTAAGATTAGCTCTTTTCCTTTAAAAATAGAGTAGCTACTACGTTCTTCGATACTAAAGGCTTGCTTTAGTTTGTCGATTGCTCTTGCTGTTGGCATAAAAATTTGTATTTATTCCTGTAGTATAGCTTATTGCTATTAATCAGCACTAAAACTTATATTTTTAGGTTTAAATGTTTCAGACAGTGCTAATGCGATAGCATCGTTGTAATGTTGGTTTCCCATGTAAATTTTATACCAATCAGGATTTTGACTAGGGGGTGTTATTTCACCGCCAGCAGATCTTACTAATTCTGCGTGTTCGGAATATGTTACTCCTGGTTCTCCCACAGGTGCAGTAGCCCCTGGATTGTTTACAGCAAAACCAGCATATTCAGCTTCGTTGCCAATATACAGATCTTTTTCTAGAGTTACGTCTTTGGGTCTTTTTCTTTTCGGAAGATCTCTATTAGTTCTTATCTGGTCATAAACTGATCCTGACATACCAGCTTCTCCCTCATCTTGCCAATGTAGTGGAGCATCGTAGCCTTCAATATCCCCTTCACCTATCTTTGCTCTTGCTCTTGATTTTGTAATGGGTTGCACTGGAGTGTCACTTATCTTCCAACTTGTAGCGAAATGGCCTGTCCACCAAGGACCAGCAGCTTGTAGATCCTGAACCATTGCAGAAGCTATCTTTCCTTTAAGTCTTACTGCGTCTTTTCTTAAATCAGCAGTAAGTTGTGAAATGTCTTTATTAGGCATTGGCGGTAAAACTGCAACTGACTACAGACATGAAATGACTTTCCCTTTCCGTGCTAACAGATGTAGGACCAGCTATCTGTGAAACACGGGGAGCTACCGAAAAAGTATCGGTATATGCTGAAGAATTTACTGAGGTCAATCCATCAATTATTGATTCTGCTATTTTAGCTGCTGCTCCTGTTCCTTTATTCTTTGGTGTCATAACACCGCAAGTAATTGTTCCTGCATAATAATCTTGGGCTGCTCCCTGAGTCTGGTTAGTTGATTGCGTAAAATCCAGACTAACCATTACATATTTCTTTCGTACTCCTGGCTGGTTAAAAGGAGTATTATCAAACACTACAATAACTGTAGGATCAACTTCATTAACTTTGTCCTGTATTGCAGTTTCAAAAGCTGCTCGTGTGTTTACTAAGCTCATTAGAAAATTACATCAATACGGAACAGGTATTCCTGTCCACCTTTTAATGTGCGTATATCTGTTATCTTAGCTCCTCTTGTTGATCCAGAAAATGTAAGAGTTATCTCATCTTGAAGTAGAGGTTGATTGTCACCTATCAAGTCTGGAGTTATGTAGAGTCTCGCAACATTCTCCTGAAACCCAGATTCTTCAGTAGATTGTACAAACTCGATAGGTACTTTAATTGTATAGTTTGTGTCTACTGTTATATACTCTCCTTTTTCAGCGTTATAGCTGGATACACCTTTTCTTGTGTAAACAATGGAGGTGTCTAATGATATCCCAAGTTGAGACACTACCTGTTTTGCGATCTTCTTAAATGCTGTATCTAGTTGTCCTGCCATTAGCCTCTAACTACCCTCATCTGGAAAGATCCTGCTCCACCAAGTATATATGCACCTAGATAACTTTGTAACCAAGGGTAAACATCTAAAATATTATTTATTGATCCTGTTCCCTGACTTGCGGTATTGTATTTGACTTCTATATCTCCTAGTTTTACTTCAGAAAAATTACCGTCTGTTCCTGTAGTACCTGTGATAGCACCAGTATCATTTGCCAAAGCTCTGGCTAATTCATACTGTGCATATTTAATATTTAACGGAATTGTAGAGCAAGACAACTCAACACCGTCTACCTGATAATTATTTCTAGGAAACTTTAGTGCTTGGCCGTCATCGCATCTGTCTCCGTAGAATACGAAGCTGTCAATCCATCTGGTAGCAGATATTAATGCTCTGTTCTTTTGGTCATCTGTTTTATCGGTCCAGGTTGAAGAGTCTGGAACTGTCTCGAAGTAAGTGTTGGCTTCTGTAAGCGTGACATAGCTATTAGCGTTAGCGTCTTTTACAGTTGCATTTATGGTGGCTGC